CCAACTACCGTCTTTGCGCTACCCTCTAAAACCACCCATGCCACAAAGAAGCCAAGAAATGTAAAGTTTTCATTGAGGATTGCCATACCCCATTCTTTTAACTTTTTCATTTTTTTATCTCCTTCTTCTAGGTGCAGTAGCAATAATTACCTGACCAGCAATAATTGTTACTACTACAATATCTTCTGCTTTTTCACGTTCTGGAATAGACATATCAGCACCAATGCTAAGCAAGGCTTTGCCTAACTCACATTTTTGCTCTTCTGTCAAACCTTCAATTGCTTCATCTGGATTAAAACAAGTAGCAACCGCATCTAATAATGCTGCTGGATTTTCTAACACAAGCAATGCAGATGCTACTTCTGCAGTAATGACCACAGGGTTACCGTTAGCATCTTCTCTTACCTCTACTGGAATTAATGGTGGAAGATCACGATATTCAAGTCCCGCTGCTTCTATGGAAGAGGCTTCAACTGGTGCTCCTTCTGCTGATGACACTAACACATCTGCAACTAAATCTTTTTCTACTAAGGTAAATTTACCATCTTCAGATAATGCTTCAGATAAATTAACAACTTCTGCAGTTGTTATTTCTCCATCTGCAGATAACATTTCTGTAATAAACTCTGCTTCTGCTTCTGTTAATCCACCTTCTGATAATGTAGATGAAACTTCAGCAGCAATTTCTTCAGATACCTCTTCACCATTGGCAATTGCTTCTAAAACTTCTGTAACTTCAGATGCATCTAAGCCACTATCTGAGACTAAGTCACTAACTATATCTTGTACTTCTTCTACAGATAAGGTATCATTATCTTGTGCTATTTCTTCAAAAGAATCCTGATTTTCTTCAAGAATATTTTCTAGTTCATCGCTGGATGAAGACCCATCAGATTCAGGTGTATCCATTTCGGGAGATTCAGGCTCTTCGGAAGGCACTTCTTCAACAGGTACTTCCTCAACAGGAATTTCTTCAACAGGCACTTCTTCAACAGGAACCTCTTCAACAGGAGTTTCCTCAACAGGAATATCTTCTATCACTGTATTATCCTCTTCAGTTGGAATGGTCTCGTCTGGTACAGTTTGTTGAGGAATATCAGGCACAGAAATAAAAACTGGTTGTGATGGAGCAACTACGACTGGCTCTGGTGCTGGTATAGAGACAACAACTTCTGCATATTCACTTATAGGTCCAGACCAGTTAGCAACTCTAATAGAGTATGTAGCGCCTTCTGTTAAACCAGTTAATTCAATAGACTCTGGAGCACCATCTGTATTTAATGTTTGTCCTTCATATGGATTTTCTGCATTTGGATCATTTGTTACTACTTGATAAAACCAAGTATTGGCTGCATACCCTGTTGGAAGTTCTGGTGCTATAGTAACTGTTGTACCCTGAACTACTGCCTCTGAAATTACTGGGGCAGGAGTAGGAATATTATTATTAATAGCATTAGTTAACTCTTGAGCATTTGTATTTAATGTTGTTTGTAAATTTGTTTTTGTATTTGATGCTGTATTTATTACATTTACTAATGATGTTGTATTAATAGCATTTATTGCTGATGTATTTAAAGTATTTTGTGTAACAACTGGGGTAAGGCTTTGATTTAATTGCGTAATAATAGCATTTGCTGCATCTACTGCTGCCTGAACTGCCGATGTATTTGGATCAACATATGGTGTAAATTCTGTACCTTGGCTTATCTGTCCAGCAAAACCAGATCCAGTATTTGTATCTTCAATTGGTGTTATTGCACCACCAGTTGTTTCTCTATAATTAAATCTAGCCCCATTTGGAATTGGTCCAGTAGCAGTAACATTTGCCATCCATGCACCGTCAGTTGGATTAACATCGGCATTAAATCTTATTTGAACCATTTGAGTTGAAGCATCTTGCTGTGGGAATGGGCGAACATCCCATGCAATGTCTAATGAAGTTCCTGTTGTTGAATATGTAATTCCAGTTCCAGTACTCCAAGTTGTCCAGTCCCAACCAGCAATAGAAACTGATGGTGCATTTGGAGTTGTATGATAAACCCATCCTTCATTTGTTCCAAATGTTATTGTTGCATTTGATCCAACAAATACATTATTGTAAACAGTTCCACCCATTTGCATTCCAAATGGAAGATTCATTTGAACGCCAGCGTCATCTACTCCAGCAAGAACGTTTGTAGTGGTTCCAATAGTTGCTTGTAAATTATTGACTGCTGTTTGGGCATTATCAATTGCTATATTTGCTTGAGTAAGTTCAGTTTGTGCAGTGGCTTGTGCTGTCGCTGCTTCTGTTTTTGCTATAACGGCTTCGGATACTTCTACTTGAGCAGTTGATGTATCAATATTATTTATAGAGGTTTGTGCTGTAATAATAGTATTTTTAGCATCTGCCACTACCTGCGAACTTTGATCTACTGGTGTAACAGATAAATCTATTGCACTAATTGTAGCGGTTGCTGTGTCTACTAAGACTACATTTGATTGTGCTACTGATACTGTGGCTGTTAATGTATCCACCGCTGCCTGAGCCTCTACCCTTTCAGCAACTGCTACTGCTATAGTGGCAGTGGCTGTGTCTGTGGCTGCTATGGCTTGCTGAACCTGCACAGTAGCCGTTTCAAGGGCTGAATTAACTGCTTGTTGGGCAGGGCTGACAATGACCTGCTCTTGATTATCTGTAGCCCCAGCATGATCTGGTGCCATAATTCCAAAAACTGTTAAAAATAATCCCACCCCAAACGCTAAAGTTATTTTTCGTTTGAGATTGATCAATTGAGTGGTGGTCTCCTATGGTTAACTATATTAGTAATTATACCATTTTTATTAAATAAAAAAGAGGGCTAGCACTTGGCTAACCCTCTAATTTATAAAGTTTTACTTAGTTAAAAGTTTTACTTTAGCCTTTGGATTTTTCTTGTTCCACTTTGTAGCAAGTGCATTATATTGCTTTACAAAAGCAGCACGATCAGCAATTGCCTTAGCCTTTTCTGCAGCAAGTTCTGCTTTAAGACTATCAAAAATTCCTTGCAATGCTGTTACTTGTGCAACTAATGCTGCAAGAGTAGCGTTTGTGCTAGAAGAAGAATTTGAAACTGTTGCTGATGCGGTTACTGCAACCTGTCCTGCTAGAGGTAGGGATGTACCACCAGTTGCTGAAAGTGTTACAGTGTTTTCAGTCAAAGGCATGTATACCTTATATGACTTTGCTGTATCTGTATCAGTTGTAACTGATGTTGCTGTAAGTACGTCAGATCCTGAACCAAATGCATAAGTAGAAGTGATTCCACCTGTTGCGAATAGTGCTGAGTGTGTCTTACCAGAAACTGGAAGACCTGCTGCATCAAGAACTTGAACCTTAACTGTTGCTGCCTCACCTGGAAGGTATGTAGCCTTATCAAATGAAATCTTTACAGTTGCTGCTGCTGATTCTACACGAGTAGAAACTGGAGAGGATGCAATTGTTCCAGACTTAACTGTAATTGCTGCTCCACCAGCCTTAACACCAGTAATTGTAAACACTGCTTCACCATTAACAATGGTTGCTGCTGTTGCTGAATCAGATACTGTTGTTACATCTGATGAATATGCATAAAGAGTTCCTGCCCCTACTGTTACGCCAGAAGCATCTTTTGCAACTGCCTTGACTGTAGTTGTATTTGCACCAACTGCAATAACAGACTTAACGGCAGTTGCTTCAATTGTTGCAATATCTCCGTAGAATGTTACCTTTTCTGTTGCAAGTACTGTACCTGTAAGGGTTGTAATTGTAATTGTTCCAACTCCTGCTGTACCGTCAGAAAATACACCAATGTAATTTCCTGAAGGAATAACAAGTGCACGACCAAGAACCGACATTGTTGTAGCATTAGTGCCATATCCAATTGATCCTGATCCAGTCACTGTAGCAAGAAGTGATTCTGATGTTGCTCTACCTGCTGCATTTTTTTGTGCAATAACAATAACTGCTGCTGCATCTGATGCTGCTACCTTTGGTGCAAATACTGAATCATCTGCTGTTGCAGTAATTACTTCGCCTCTGTTAAGAATTGAAGTTGTTGTTGAAGCAGAAGGAACTGTATCTCCAGCACCAACTGTTATTGTCCATATAACTGATGGACCAGTTGATGGGCGAGTTGTAATAATTCTTGCCTCATATGTTCCAGCAACTGTTGGCGCTGCCAAGGTAACTGTAAACTTTGCTGTTACATATCCTGTTGTATTAACTGTTGAGTTAACATTTGCAGTCAAACTATCTCCTGCAATTACTACTGTTGCTGTATTTGTTTCAAGCAATGTAAGTGTTGCAGACTTATTAGCCGTAGAAGGCTGTGCAAACATAGCAGATAGCACAGTTGCTGTGTCTGCTGATGTTTCTGAAATATATGACAATGAAACTACTGCTGTTGCAGTCTCACCTACGAGAATTGAGTCTGTAGCAGAATCAATTGTCAAGGTTGGTGCAATGACAGCAGCATTTGTCGGAAGTGCTGACATGACGCCAAAGGACATGGCTGCAGCGAGTCCTAGGGCAATTTTCTTAAATGAATTCATTATTCTCCTTGTTATTTTATATTAAGTTAAGTTTATCTAGAAAATCCTTAACATCGTTAGGCATTTCCCGATTATCCAATTCTACCATACGTTGCTGCTTTTCTGCAAGTCGTGTAGAAGAACTCCATGTGTGAATTTCTATCTCTGTATTATTAGTCTTTTGTGTATGGGATATTGCTCCAAATACCGCCCCACACACCGCATCAGCCAAGTCTTTTGATTTTTTACGAGGGTGATCTACCCTATTCCCCTTCATTATTTTTAGTTCTGACATTTCTTCTAATAATAAAGGAATCATTGGTATGGCAACACGCTCTTCATAAATCATCATGGCCAAATCTTCATAATGTTTTTTAGCAACCGAAACAGTCTCTGTTTTAATTCCAACAGCCTGCAACTCATTCTGAATATCAAAAGATTGCCACCTATCAAATGAAACCATCCCGATATTAAAACCTTCTCTACGTAAATTAATAATCCACTGTTTTACTTCAGATAAATTGACTGGTCCTTCTGCTCTTGGCTCCCACCAGGCAACGGCATCAACAACAACTATAGGGGCTACCTGTTCATAGTCTTTAATAACTTGAATGTTAACCCATTTGTCAACATGTGCAATAGCAACAGCACACTTATCATGTTTTTGTGCAAGGTCAGCATGAATATAATATACTCTTTCTGGATCTGGTTTAAACGTTGCATCAAACCTTCTAAATTGATCTAATGGATTTCTAGTATTCATGCATTTCTCTAATTTTTCTTTTTGTTTAAAAAATGCATCGGAGGCATACGTAGGCATACATGCAAAACGCATCATCGCATCGCCAAGGTCTGTATAAAATGCTAGTTTAAAATCTTCTATTTTACGTGTTGGGTTTACTTCCCATGTTGGCCTTTTAAATGCATACACTCTTGGAATTTTGTATGACAATATGGTGTCTTCTTCCCATGAAATTTCAAATTGATTTCCTGGATCATCGTGTGGTAGTTCTTCATTCATAATAAATGTGTGTGTACGTTCAATAGTTTCTTTTTCTGCGATTACTGATTCATACCGTTGAGAAATAAAGTCACCCTGATATCTTGGGAATGAAAGTAAAACAACTTTACCAAGATCAGGAAAACGAGAATCTACAGTACCACGAAATGCCTTATATATATTGTCAGCAGTCTTACCCTGTTCATTACCAGTATTAACCTCTGTTGCAAAACCAGAAATCTCATCAAGTACTGCCATAAGAAGATTTAGTCCTTCATGTGATTCACGCTCAGAATGACCAGAATAAACAGTGATTGCCTTATCAAATTCTACAGAGTCTGCTTTAGCATTATATTTTCCAGCAAACCATGGTGACTTTTCAATCTTAGTTTTAAAACCTTTAAAGAAAACATTCTTAGCCTGTTGAGCGTTAACCGCAACGTTAATAATATCAATGGCATCTCCTGCAGGCTTGCCAAAATAAGTTGCTGGATCTTTAAGGCATAAAAGTTTATATACTACATATGCACATGCTACTGTAGATATAAAGTCTTTTCCAGATCCCTTGCCAAGTTGCAGAATAAGTTCATTTTTTGTATATTTATTAAAATGGTTTAGTCCTTCAGTCTGCCCCATCAATTCCATAAGGTCTTCTTTACGGTAGATTTGGCTCATAGCCTCTACGATTTCATACTGAATATCAGATAGTATTGGTTGACCAAGATAGTCTGGTGACTGTACAAATGTTTTTACGTCAACTGGTTTTTCAATAAAATGATTTTCTTTTAATACTTCAAGGAAGTCATTGAACATCGTGGACAATTGTAATCACTTCGCCTTCTTTTGCAATAGATGAAAGCCTATGCATAATTAAATCACGAACTTCTGGATGTTCTGATGCAATGTCTCTAAGAATACCAACAAGAACTTCTTGACGACGTTCAATCTCAACCATCTCTTCTGCAAGTTCTTTATTCTCAAGAAGTCCAGCCTTTTGTAGCATTTCAATTCTAGACTTTTCAATGTCTACAACTAATTTAATTGCTTGTGTTTTTGCACTAAGATTATTTGTCATTGATGCTTCATCAATAACTTCATAAGATTTTGTAATTAATTTACTATAATGTGCATCTGCTCCAGCAAGTGCTTCT